CAAACCAGAGAACAAAAATATTTATATTTCTAATATGAAAGATAAATATTTACTTGTTTATGAAAAAGATAATTGGGTTCTTAAGAATAAAAATAGAGAGATTGATAAATTGTATGAAGAAAAGGAACTTATGTTAGAAGAATGGTTAGAAGAACATAAAGACCCTGAACTACAAGCGTTCTTTGATAAGTATTTAAACAATAAAAAGAATACAGAAACAATTGATATGATTAACGAGGAACTACGTCTTATGATGTATAATAAAAGAAATAGGGATGTTATTTTATAATCTTTACTCCGTGATAAAAGAGAGCTAATACTCCAAGAAATTCAACAATATCATACACAAATAAAGGAGTATCTCTTTCATTATAGCCAATATAAACTAAAAGTGGACCAAATAAAAGAACGTGTAAGTAATTCAAATAGGCAATCCTAGGTAACTTTTTAATAGACTTGAATAAATGTAATAAGATAACACCTATACCCAAATAGTATAAAAACTGATAAAAAGTAGGAGACAAGTACTTTTGTACTCCAACGTAAATAAGGAGAGGAGCTACTATAAAGATATGAAATAGACTAATCAACATATATACTTTTTATATAAAAAGTTTACCTGATTTAGAATCGTAGAGTACTGTATCTTTTCAAGTGAGGCATCCTTTGTCAAGGGTTCTATATAAACATACCAATAGTTAGGTATAAATAAAATACTATCAGGATGTACTTCTAAATGTATCATCTGCGTATGTTCTTTTATAAATTTTGAATCGTGTTTTTCTGTAAAATGTTCTTTATACTTTGGGTGAATGCAAGTCATATGAAAGTTACCCGAATGTACTCTATAAAAGGTACGACACTCTAAATTTGTCTCAAGTATAGATTTCCCAATCTTGTTAAACTTGTAAAAGTGAGACGCTGGAAAGAACCTCACGGTCGGCTCCAACAAAGGCGACGGCTGGTAGGTTGAGACAAATATATCATAATGTTTATGAGATATCTTTGAAGTCTTTGATAAGTCTGGTTCTTTTCGTAGAGTCATTCCATTGAATAAAAAGGGTTGTTTTTTATAAATGGTTGAGGTTAGTTCTGTCTTACAGACATCGGTTACGCTAAGTAATTCATTTTCTGAATTAATACAAAAATGAATGTAAATGTGAAAATAGAGAATGATTATAATGAAAACGACTGGAATCCATAACATAAAATGTATTTATTTTATATTATAGTAGTTTTAACGATTTTAATCTAGTTTTAACGATTTTATGTTATGGATTTCAATCTGTAATCTTAGGTGCAAGAAAGAAGTTAATATTCACGTCTCCTTTAAAGGTAATCCTCATTGGAGATTGGTCGTCCATAAATAAATGGACCTCTTGATAGACAAGAGAAAGTTTTGAGACAAGTAGTAAATATCTGAGAGGATAAGATGCAGTAAATACAAAATTCTCTACTACATTGAACTCTTCTAGATTTTCTCCTTCTATTTCAATTTGAATCTTACCTTCATCATTTGAAGAATGTAGAAATATTTTTTCTTCCTTACTTTCTATTTTAATATCTTCTCCAAACAAAAGAATTTCCTGAAGATATTTATCAAAGACCTTACTTTTTATAGAAAAATCCATTAATGAATCTGTAATAGAAGGAGACAATAGGTCTTGGTCTATATCTATAAGCGGGATTTCAAAATGCTTATTTTGTTTAAGATTGAATAAATGAATTTCCAATTTTTCATCTGTAGACAAGATTTCAATGGTTGTATCGCTTGTATAGAGTCCAAAAATCTTTACTAGTACAGAACTAGAACAACTAAACACCTCGTCTATAGATTCATACTCGTGAAACCAAGAGGTCGGGAATTTTATTTCTACGAGACAAACGTGTGAACTATCCATCATTTGGATATATAGTTCATCTCTTTTAGCCATAAAAGTAACGTGCCTATTGATATTTTTAATAAATTTAAAAATTTCAACCCATTCAGTTACCTTTTGAATATCATTCAGTTTAAACTTCATATACGTAATTATTCAGGAGGTTTTATATCATTTTCATTTTCTTTTTCCTTTTCAATAACTTCTACTTTTACGTCACCTTTTACCAATCGTTTAAGGTTTAACAATTCAATATTCATTTCCATAGAAAAGGTTTGAACCTTGATAATAATTTTTTTAAGTTCTTGAATCTCTTCTACAAGAGAGTTATACTGTGTTTTAAAATGACCAATATCTTCTGTAGACATTGGAGCAGGTTTTTCTATCTTTAGATTATTTATTCTACTTTCCAAATCGGTAATTTGTCTATCGTGTTTAATAAGCACATTTAACGGATTTGTTGGCGTTGGAGGAGAATTTTGTACAGGAACGGTAGGTTCATTTCCACCTGGTTTTGCATCAGGAATAGCACGTCGTCTTTTTGCAGCAGCTAAAGCAGCAGTTCCGCTCATTCTATTTTATTAATACTTATGTTTAAGTTATTTATACTTGATAATTAACTATTTAATTTCTTTCGTATTTATATTATGAGTGACCAGATTGAACCTGAATATGAAGATTTGCCGACAATGAAAGGAGGAGGAAACACTTCCTTTTTTAATTATATGTTTAGTCTATCTTCTTCAGAAAAGAATGAGATTTTAAATGCGATGCAATATATCTTAATAGTAATCATACCCGTTGTTATTTTATTGAAGTTAATGAAAAATTATATACCTTTAGAAAACCCTGACAAGGGAACAATAGAAATTACAGTTGAGATTGTTTTACAGTTATTTGTTATCTTTATTGCCTTTTTGTTTATACACAAGTTTGCAGTCTTTATTCCTACCTATAGCACCGTACCTTATGGAAAGATGAATCTTATTCACGTTATAATTCCTGTCATCTTTTTATTGTTATGTATGAAGAGTTCCATTTCAGAAAAATTGTCTATTTTATTAGATAGATTTATGATTATTTCAGGTCTTTCCCAAAAAGAAAATATGGAAGAGAAAAAGAATACACAAGAGGTACAAACCCAAATGCCTTTTAATCCTATAGGCCCGCCACAATCCACAATGGTTGTTAAAGAACCTGTCTACCAACAAAATTATCAAAACCAAAACCAAAACCAAAATCAGAGAGAACAGTCTTATGGACCACCCGAACCAATGCCTGCGAATGAAGCGTTTGGAATAAATGCATATTAAAATAACACTATTAATATACTATAATGGAGTTAGAAATCAATAAAATAATAGATGATATTGATAAGTATAAACTATCAGACCTAAATACAAATATTATTAAAAATAGAAAGAATAATATTCTAAAACAAATATTAGATGACAATGAACTAAGTCATTATAAAAAAATATTAATGGACTATCGTTATGTAGACGAGGTAGACGAACTTCGTATAGGAAGTTATATACGATATTTTGTTTTGAACGAGAATGAGAACAAACTGAAATTAACGCGCGGAGGATTTATTGCAGACATTCAAGCATCAAACGAAAACATTATAATTTTATGTAAAAATAACAATAATTTTTGGAAAATAAAAATAAATAATTGTGTTATTTTCCAAAAAAATACACAACAAGAAGAGGTTCTTATTAAAATATTAGACCATTTGAAGGAATAATCTATTCTTTCTAGATATATTCCTATATTTATAGTTACGACTGTTTAAAATACACGAATAAATAGGTTTGTAAATTTTGTTGTAATTGCATATTTTGTTTATAAAAAGACTGGCTGCTCTTTCCTTTAGTTTTTTAATACTATTCAATGGTTTTATACGATAGTAAGACAATATATTTTTAGAATCTTGTATACTCAATGCTTTAAACATTAAAATACTTTTATAATATATTATTATTTTTAATGTCAGAAAAAAATATAGTTTTTGATTTAGATAATACAATTGGATTTTTTGAACAGTTTATTTATATATTGAATTGTATATCAGTTACAGATATTTCCTATAATTATCTATTTGATTTATTTCCAGAATGTTTTCGCCCTAATATTTTTGAAATCTTTGCCTATTTATTACAACAAAAGAAAAATGATAAAATAAAGGGGATTCTATTGTATAGTAATAACAACAATGATTACTTTGTTAAAAAAGTAATTGAATATATACATTATAAATTAAATGACCAATTATTTGACTGTGTTATTACAAAAGAACACCCTTACCGAAAAGTGAAATTAAAACATATTGACGATTTGATACATTGTAGTAACGGAATAATAACCTTTTTTTCTAAAATTTGCTTTATTGATGATAAACAACATCAATCTATGGTAACAGAACAAGTATTTTATATTAGATGTGAAAATTATACCTTTTATGTATCAAGCAAAGAAATACATAAAAGAATAAATATTGTTTTACCTCCTTACAAAAAGAAACCGTGTCTCAACCTAAACAACTACAAACGCATCAGTATCTTTATTTATAATAAAATACTTCAGTTTATTAGTAAATAGAAAGTGTTCGCGCGCTTGCATCAGCAGCTTTCACATAACGAGGCATCCAAAAATAGGGAATAATATAACCACAATCTTTATAGTGATATTCAAATTCAGACCGATAACATTTTTGTTCCTGTGTTTTTGGGATATTATGAAGATATAAAGTTTCATTTGACTCCTCATACTTTACATTTTCTTGAATAATTTGATACCAAGACTTTTTAAGACCGCTCACTCCGTCACTGAATGCCTCTTTTTTTCTGTAGAGAATTTCATCCGGTAAAAGATTAGGGTCATAATTTTTTATTACATCTCTAATAATATATTTTTCTTGTTTTTCATTAATAGAATGACATCTCTCTGCCTCGGGTAGGCTCAGATAAGCCTCTACAAATTTTCTGTCAAGGTAAGGAGTTCTTCCTTCTAATCCGTGACTTGAAATGCATTTATCGCTTCGCAAAACATCAAAATAATGAATATTTTCTAACAGCCTAACACATTCATTATCAAATTCTGTAGAATCGGGACACTTGTGAAAGTACAAATATCCTCCCATAAGTTCGTCTGCACCATCTCCATTTAATATAACCTTTGCTTCACTATTTTCCCTGATATATTTAGCAACATTCCAATTGCCTACACTAGCCCTTACTGTAGTTGTATCATAACTTTCAATATCAACAATTACATTTGGAATAGAGGATAGAAAATCTTCTTCCGAGCAAATAATCTGTGTATGTTTACTACCTATATGGTCGGCCACTATTTTTGAATACTTTAAATCCTCGGAATCCTCTAGACCTATACTAAATGTCTCAATATCTTTTCCTGTCATAGTCTTGTAGTATCGCGCGGCAATAGCTGAGACAATACTACTGTCTAGACCGCCAGACAGTAGACACGCAACCGGTCTATCAGAAATTTCAATCCTTTTTACAATGGCTTCCACAAGTGAATTATAGAGTGTTAAATGACATACAGACTCTTTAAAATAAAAGGGCTTATGACAAATGAAATAGGGTGTCATATATACCCGAGTATACGAACCATTTATAACCTTATATTTAGAATAATATCCAGGTGTAAATTGTATTAAATTATTAAGAGGTAAACATTTCATAGGTTCAATATCAGAACAAAAGCAAATGCGATTATTTACGTGATTTACATAAAGAGGTCTTACTCCAAATGGGTCTCTTGCAACAAAAATGCTATCCTCAACCTTATCATAAATAACGAAAGAAAACTCTCCGTCAAGTTCTTGTACACATTTTTCCTTTAAAAGGTCATATAGTAGTAAGATAACTTCACAGTCACTTTTAGTGGTTACTTTAAGATTATATTTTTCAATAAGTTTCTTATAATTGAAGATTTCTCCATTACATACAAGAATATAATCTTTATAATGCATTGGCTGTCCTGAGGCATAATCAATTCCATTAATGGCTAGCCTATGAAACCCCAAATAATTATTATTTACAATCTCTAGTATAGAACCCTCTGGACCTCTCTTTTGGCCCTTTTTGAAATAGGAATATACATCAACATTTATTCTAGAACCAAATAAGGCAAAAATACCGCACATAAAAAGATATAGATTATATCTTTAATTTATTATAACATATGAAATATATGAAAAAAATATTTATTTTCATTCTACTTCTTATCATTGTCTTTTTTTCTATTAGAAATTCGCAGATAACAACCTAAACAAATTTATAGATATAGGATATAATGGATTATGAAGATGAATTAAATAACCGTTTAGAAACAAGATACATCCCTTCTGCACAATTACAGCCATTATTTGACGTACGTTCAGTTGCAACAAGATATACTCATTTTAAAACTCACGAAACCCTTATAAAACCTGATTTCTATAAATACAAGAATTATTCACAAGAAACTGTTTTCAATCCTGGTAGCAGAGCGCCTGTTGATTATTTTTTTAAATGTGTAGACGTAGAATCAACATTGCGTTCACAATTTATGGCTCTTCAAAAATCAAATCAGGCTGTATATGTACCCGAGACGTCAAGCGACTTGTATAATTATAATTCGTATGATAAAAAAGATTCATTTTCTGAAGTAAACATTCCATCTAGGAAAACAATACCTGAAAAAAACCTATTTAACAATATGACTCGTTTGGATATTAGAAAATAATACACCTTATATTTTAATGTATTATAGCACAATTTGTAAAACATCCAAAAAGGAGTATACGAAAGAAGATATTACCTATAATAAAAAGGATATCATTTTCATTTTTAATAAAATGATTTCGGACGAAGCTGAGACAAAATATCCCGATTATGAAACATACAAGAATATTTTTCAAACGTTTGCATTTGATATTATAGAAAAAAATAATATTTTAAATTATAAATTTCAAGAACACGTCTCTCAACCCTTTGTAGAAAATGACAAAAAATTGCTGTTAAGACCTAAAAACAAAACAATAATGGATATGTTTTCAAAGGTTGAAAAAATATAATATTATTATAATGAAAACGTTTAAAAAACTTAACTGTCATCCAAGAAAAACGAAGAAACGTGATACCTGTTATGATGACAATGAATTAGTGTTGTTAAAGGAAGATTGGAATAAACAAAAACCACAACTTAAAATAGTTGCTCTAGACCCCAAGGAGATTTGGAACGAATTAAAAAATAAATTGGCTGATTGTCCCCAGGAAATGTGCTGGGTTGATAAAATAGTAAAGGATACGTCTGTAAAAAATAAATTATATAACAATTTTGCACCAAAAACACAAGAGTCGTGGAATACAAATAGCAATGAATGGCTAGATAGTAACGACATAAAAAATGTATTAGACCAGTACAAAGAATATTATAAGAACTTTACCTATTTAGGTCCGTCACCGATGGATTTTGATAAGAAAATAAGAGGCGTTTGTGTATGGCCAGAAATATGTAAGTTTTCTGTTAAAGAACAACTCAAAAAGGGTATTACAAAAATAGGGGTTGTGTTAAATATAGATAAGCACACACAAGACGGGTCGCATTGGGTTGGAATGTTTATTGACTTGAAAGAAAAATATGTTTTTTATTTTGATTCAAGTGATGGCCCTATACCTAAAGAGGTAACGGCATTTACAAATAAAATAGTAGACCAAGCCAAGGCCTTAAAAATAAAATTAAAAAAATATAACAACAAAGGAATGCAACATCAAGAAGGGACATCAGAATGCGGAATGTATGTGCTATATTTTATTATAAATTTATTAGAAAAAACTCAAACGATAGAACATTTCAGAAAAGAAAGAATACCTGACAAAGAAATAGAGGTCTTTAGGACAATCTATTTTAATAAAATATAAACATTTATTTTTTATGTATGAAATGAACACCACTCAAAACAAAGCATCCCTTTGGAAGTCTTGTGTTGAACAAGGTATATTTGAAAATATTCCTGCATCTTATCAACCACAAATTCAAGGATTATTTGAATCAATGATTAGACAGTTTAATAATGAAGGTCTTGAACTATCTAAATCAAATCAAATATTTTTAAGGGATTTTAAAATAGAATTAATGAAATTAACAAACACACCTATACCTACAAAATCATTTGAAGAAACAAATAACGAATATAATAAATTATTTCAACCAGATAAGCCTGAAAAGATAGACTTTAATAAGGAAATGGACACTCCTTTAAAGGATATTGAGAAGTTGTTAAAGGAAAAGGCTGATCAGCGTTTACTAGAAAGTCAAAATTATTTCAAGGATGTAAGAACCGAGACAATTGAACCCGAAGTAAATCCTGTTCAAGTAAACATTGTTCAACTAAATCCTGTTCAAGTAAACCCTGTTATACCTCAACTAAATATGAGTCAACTAAACCCAGTTATACCTCAAGTAATTCATACGGATAAATCAGAAGAATTATTTAAAATGTTTAAACAACAACAAAAAATATTATCAGGTATTTTAGATTCTCAAATAAAAATTATTGAACTATTACAAAAAAAATGAAATATAATATATATGAAGAAAAATGATAAGAAACATATTTTATTACTTATAGTAATTACACTTTTTTTAGGTACGTGTTTATTCACAAGCATATTTAAATATAGAGAGGGTGTAGATAAAAGTGAATGGATTACGCCAGGATATGATAACAAAGATGGTTATTACAATGAACATAAAACGAGCGGAATCCCGGAGATTGATGCAATAGAATTTAATCATCATTACAAACCACCTGCCTATATTGACAGTAATAAAAATCCTACTATTTATCCATTAACTCCGAATCAAGCACCTGTCTCTGCACCTGCCATTTTACCTGTAAGCCAACCTAGTTCTATAAGTCAAGGACCTGTAATGACTCGTAAAAAATTAATTAGAAAAAAACGAAAAATGTAAACCAATTAATTTAGTATAAAACTCATATTATTATGAACTTTTAGAGGATAAATTAATTCAATAATAACAAAAAAAAAATGAAATGATAATTATATGAAAGAAAATATTATATTATTTATAATTATTGGACTTTTTTTATTAACCTTTATTTTTAATTATAAAGAGGGACTTGAGTCTACGTCTTTTACTACTGCAAAAACTGCTTCAAATACTGCTAAAACAGCAGCCAATAAGGCTTTACTTGATTCTCAAAGGATGGATGCTGCAAAAACTCTCTCTGAGAAAGAGGTTTCTTCTACAAATAGTGATACTTTTACAAGCGCAAAAAAAACTTATAACGATTCGCTTGATTCTGCAAAAACTGCTGTAACTTCTGCTATAACTGCATTAAACAAAGCGGTTACAGACGCTTTAAGTGAGAAAACTCTTACAGATGCTGCGGCTAAAGTTGCTAATGCACCGCCTTCTGCTGTTGCGGCGGCTAAAGTCGCTTCTGACAATAATACAGAAATAAACGCTTTACTTGTCTCCGTCAATTCCCTTAACACTGCTCTTAACAAAAAACCTATGGTTGAATCCGAACTTACTACTGCATTAAATTCATTTCCTTCAGCTGCCTCTACAGTTACCTCGCCAGCACCTTTTGACCCAAAAGAATGTAACGGTACAGGTACCGAAACAAAAGTAGGTTGTCAATGGAATAAAAATCCAAATGATACAACTAGTTGGTGGACCGAACATAGACTACATTCTGACCCTGAAACAAATAAAGTACAATGGAATTATCACTCCTTAGATTTGGGAGACTATATGATGTATCCATCGGTCTATCGCGACCCAAAAAGCACAACGAATGGATTAGTAAATTTTGAAAATTATACAGCTGACAGAGAAAAAGAAACAAACGAATTAAGAAAAAAAATGTCTAATTATGACATTTCATTTTCTGCTTTTCAAAGCATCTTGAAAAATGATGCACAAATGATACAATCTATAAATGCTGAGAAAGAAAGATTAAAAAGAGACATTTCAGATAATTATGAAGAAGTACCTTATGATTATGCAACGTGTCCTTCCCTAAAATGTATAGCAGATTTTGGAACAAATATAGGAGATAACCTTTGCTGTGGCCAAACAGGCGTTTTACAAAATACCGAATATGTTTGTCCTTCCTCCAAACCAACTTGTCAAAACTTTAAATGTGGAAGTAAATTTGGGACGTGTACCTGAAGTATTTTAGTATAAATAATATATATGAAGATACGTAATATCATATTATTATTTATACTTTTATTAATAGGAATATTTTTTTACAAAATGAAAGAAGGATTAACAGAACAAGAGGCAGAGTCAGACCTTAAAGATATAAGAGAACAATTAGATAATGCTTTAAGATTAAAAAAATTTGACGATGTTTCAATCTTACAAAAAAAATTCTTAATAGCACAAAAGACATATGTTGAGACAGTTCAAAGAACAACAGAAGAAAAAAACAAAATGAGACCTGTAACACTTAATTTAGGTCTACAACTTGAATTAGAGAAAGAACAAAATGCTAAAAACCTAGAGACTGCAATAAAAAATCAAAAGAATGAAGACAAAGAGAATTATGATAAATACATTGAGAATAACCAGAGTTATTTTGAAAGCCTTACAAATAAAGCAAAAAAGATTCTTAGCGACCAATTAAATACTATTTCACAGTTAAAAAAACAAGCAATAGACAATAATTTTGTAATAAATGATACTCCTAAAAAACCAGTATTTAATAAAACAAGAGATAGATATTCAGACCCCGAGTGCCAAGAAGATGAATATATTTATTGTTCAGGAGATAAAATAACGTGTGAAGATATCTTTGGTAATCCAATAAATACGATGAGTGAAATTAAAAATGAAAATTCAAAAACTTATAGTGGTTGCGGAAGTGGATTAAATAGTAAATCATATACACAATTTTTAGATGATATGACAACAGGAATAACGGTAGAAGGCAACCAAAGTATTTTTTATGATATTTCTTCGTGTCCATCTGATACACCTTGGAGGGTTGATATATCTGCAGGCGATTTATCTTTCAATGTTGGTTACAATGACATCTCAGGCGAAATGACATTGTTGAAAGACGTATCTTATAAGCAATATGATGTTGTTTATGTGGACGGCGAATTTTTATATAAAAAATACAATAAAGACCCTGCTTTTAAAAGAATAGAGAAAAAATATAAGACCTTTGTAAATAAAAAGATATATTATAAAGGTATAATAAAAGAAGATTTAACAAAAAAAACTAATAATTTATATGATGTATACATACCAGATTATAAAAACGAGATATTTATTGATATAGACAATAAGTATTTGTATAAAGTGCTTGATAAAAATCTATTACCAGATGTATTTGTAAATGATAATTATCAGTGTTATAAAAGTGCTATTGTTGCATCAGGAATAAGCAAATTTAATAGTAAGAGTTCTAAAAATTTATATATTAATTCTGATGTCTATGTGGACGGAGACTACTTATACGATAAGTATAAGGATGACAGATTGTTTAGATTAATTAGAGAACAAACCAAAATATGGGTAAACAATAAGACTTGCTATAAAGGAGTTATAAAAAATATAAGACCCAATAATAACTTTGATGTATCTATACCGGATTATAGCGGAGAAGTATTTTACGACATAAGCAATAAGTATTTGTATACTATAAACTTAGAATATACAAATGATTTAAATTCAACCTTAACAGATTTAAAAGTGGGATCTTTACCTAGACCTGTTTGTAAAAATGGGAATTTTACAAAAAAATGTAGCAAGACACAACCAAAAAATATTGAATTTCTTCAAACTCCTGATAACACGGCTTATAGTGCAGATGTATTTCCTTTATTAATGAGCGAAGGAAACGAAGAAACTTGTTCTGATAAATTAAGGTTTAGTCCTTATTAAGTGGAAGGGTTTTCTACTTTCTCAGCCTTTGGTTTTACAACTTTCTCTACCTTTGGTTTTTCTACCTTTTCAGCCTTTGGTTTTTCTACCTTTTCAGCCTTTGGCTTTACAACTTTCTCTACCTTGGGTTTCTCAACCTTCTCTACATTATCTTCTTTTTCATCCTTAGAAAAGTCCCATTTTTCTTTTGTTTTTCCTTCATATTTATTTGCAAGGCCTTCTGAAATAAGATATTCGTGAATTTTTAGACCTGTTTCAGGAACAGTGATTTCTACCAATAAACGGCCATATTTGTCAAACGTGGAACATTTCAACAAAACAATCTTATCAAGAATAAGCGCAGACAATTTGTCTCGGCATTCATATCCACGTTTCTTTTCTTCAAGGTCCTTTGTACGTAGTTCAGGAGTATCTACGTGGAGGATACGACAATTCCACTTGTAAAATTTATCAAACATTTGGAATATTACGTGAACTGTGTCTCCGTCATATACCTTTACAACCTTTGCCTTGGTCTCATAACCATCAAGCGAAAAATATTTAATATCGGATGTTTGCTCTTCCAGACTCATTACTAAGAATGGTATGAACTCTTTATATTCTAATTTAAATTAAGACCATCTGTTTTTGAATATGTGCCTACTTGTACTTTTCTTCCGTCGCGAGTAAATTCCTCTAAATTATATAGTATATGAGGAGTAGAATCTACATCCACTGCATAAGAAACCGATTTTCCATTTGATTTGATAGTCATCTTTTGAAGAGTATGTTTCACAAGAGCCGTTTGACCCTTGGTTTCAAAAGTGGGTGCCTCTTTATAATCATCTTCTGTAATTAAATATTCGTTTGGACCCTTTTTACCCTTTGGTATTTGTAATGGATAATTAAAACATTTTCCTTTGTCTTCGTGGTTTACCATACAATCAATGGATACTTCCTTCAAGGTATCTAAAAACATCTGAGACAAGTCACGCTTTCTTTCCATAATACCATAAAGCGATTCATCGGTTGTTTTAGAATTATCTAGTGTTTTAATTTCAAGATATTCATCCGTCTCTATTTCTTTACCAATCTTAGAAAGATATAAATAGACCTTTACGGTTTGTAACTCTAGAGGTAAGTCTTTATGACTACAAATACGTCTTGCGCGACCAATTACCTGATTTATTCTAACGTGATGCCAATATGGCTCCATAACGTGAACAAATCTAGTATTTTTTAAATCAATACCCTCTGCGCCTGATGCAGTAATCATTAAAATCTGTATTAATTCTCCCAATATATTTGTAGGTTTAGGGTCAGATTTGGGTCCTTTTTTAGCCTTGTACATTTTTGTAAGTGTTGCCTTTACTTTATTGGGTAATTTTGTAAAATTATTGTTATAGATATTTCGTATAATCTCCTTTTGTTCTACCGTTTCACTTCCTGTATACAATGAAAAATATCTATCTTCAAGATAGTCTGATTCTTTATAAGGAGACCCCTTCAAAGAAATAACTTCAATATCATAGTCGTTTGACTTTTTAACAATTCTCAATTCTCTGTAACCGTGATACATTAAAACAAGACGAAATATACCAATACCTTCTAGAGTACGAAAGGTTGAATAAATCAAATGACAACCATTATTGTCTCTGTCCAATATATTTTTAATCATCGCCCTAAACTTTGGACTATACACACTAAGAACATCTGGATGGTCTGTTTTATTTTTTGTAAGTTTTTCAATTGAGGAATCATTTGTCTCAAAATAAAGATGCGGGTTTGTCTCAAACTCTCTTAGAGCTTTTTCAATCTCTAATTTATAACTGTTAAGAGATGTATCCTTTTTAGTTGCTTCCGCATCATCCAAATCAAGCACACCACTTGACTCTCCTATCATTTCATTTTCAGTAATCAAGTCCATTGTGTTCTCATTAATCAAGTTCTTTTTTTCAAGTTCGGAAATGTTTACAGGCATAGGTCGCGGTAAACCCTCTGGAAAGACAAAATTACACGCAGCTCTTGAAAAGAAACGATACGATGCAGATATGTTATCTTGTTCATCCTTCTTTTTAAAAGAGTCTTGTTTTCTTTCTTCTTTTCTTACGTGTGAATAGTATTTTAATTGTGGCTTGCTCATAATTACATTTTCAATAAAAATATCCTCGTCCTTGTCTGTTTTTATAATTGTAGGCATTAATTCCTTTTTGTCTCCGAGATAAGAAACTAAACCTACAATTCGTGTTTGGAAAAATGTTTTTTGCTTAATTTCATTTTTTTCGGTGACAAAGTAGTTATCAAATTCCTTTTTAATATCAGGCAATCTCTTAATGATGGGTCTAATAGGAGGCAAAAAGGCAAAATCTTTACTACGCGTTTTCAATAGAGCAGTAATCTTATTTTCAAAGTCGCTAAAATAAATCATACCCGAATCGTCATATTTTACAGTTCCATCCTTCAATTTTATAAATCCGTATGGATTTTTATAGATACATAATCTCTTTTTAGACTCCTCGTATTTTATAATATCAATTGTATTCATTGACTCAAATAATTTTTTAAAGTAATCCTCTTCCAATATTTTAGTGGGTTTAATAGTAATAAAAAGAGCCTTTGTATATCCTGCAATTAAATTAAAAAGCACACCTAACTCACACGGATTATTTATATAGGGCGTTCCAGTTAAGAGTATCACACGGCAGTTTTCTGCCTGCATAATTTCATTATACATTGTAGTTGAAATAGACGTTTTGTTTGTATTTATTTTATTAATAATTCTGCTTACAAAGTTGTGCGCCTCGTCTACAATCACTACACTGTTATCAAAGACGTTCCCATCCCTTTTATAATTTTTATTCCAACTATTTGTAGTTATACCATTGTAATTAATAAAATTATACTTACATAATATCATAATATCAATTTGTTTTCCTATTTGGTCTCTTTCTGAAATAGATAAATCCTTGTAATTGGTAGGCCTTTCTTCTGTTAACCATATTCCGTTATTTTCTTCTATGAATTTATTTAACATTTTATGGTCTTCATTAATATTAAGTAATTTATAAACAGACCTTCGTTTTTCTCTCGTATCAATCTGTTCAAATTTCCAATATTGATTGACACGAAACAGTTGGTCACCGCAAAATTTCATTTGAGTGCGATAGTTTGCTTGTAAAGATGCAGGAGTCATTACGAATATTTTTTTGGAGTTAGCCATTCCTTCTATTAAAGAAATAGATGTACACGTTTTACCGCTTCCTAGACCGTGGTACAACAAAAGACCTCTATAAGGCGTGTAAGAGTTTATGTATCGGCTTACAATTTCTTGATGCATCATCTTCTCATAATCCTTTTCTTTATCACTGCACGAAGCAGAAGGATTTGAAATATGAATACCAGCCAATTTCTTTTGAATTTCCTTTAAAAACCCGTAACGATTGTTTAAAAATACATTTTCTATTTTTATATTGTTTCCTTTTAAATAATAACTGTATTTACGTAACAACTCTTCATCTGAATCACTTTGTATAAATGAATTGACAGAAGGTATCTTTGAGCCTCTTGGTTCGGTCTTTACCCTTTCCTTTTTAGTCTTAACTTCTAATTCCAAAGTAATCTGTTTATTTAATTTTTTTGCAACACCTACAATCGTATGAGAAGGATTTAAAAATAAAAAATATCTACTTTTTAATTCTGGTTGAATCATAGTATTTATTTTAATAGAATCAAAAGAGATAGGGAATTCTTCAAAGGGTAATACTTTAAATAAATCTGAAGTTAGAAAATCTGATGTTGGCATTAGATTATTAAAAGAAATTAAACTGTTACATTTCTTTTATTTACTTCGTATTTTTCAATTTTGTTCAATGCATCTAAACACGCCAACTGCTCTGCTTTTTTTTTTATTTTATGAGTTCCTTCGCCTATAAAGATAAAATTATGATTAAACTTTCTAATATTTTCAAATGTTTTAATCTTATCAAAATCAACAGCGTTTATATGGTCTAGAGTGTGAATGTTATCACTTAGACATAAATAAACACCCATATTGTATCGTAATTCATCGTCTTGTTTCAAAATTATATATTCGGGTGTTTTTTTGAATTCCTTCTGGATTTTTACCTGAAGTATATTTTTAAAATTATCGTCGGTTTCTAAAATCTCATTCCAATCTACTAAATTTTCATATATATATTCTATGAAAATTTGACAATATTGAAACCCTGCTCCTACATTAAAATATGTTTTAAATAAAGGGTCGTCTATATGTACATTATTTGCGTCTAAAAATAATGCTCCTAAAAAGGATTCAAATAGACATCCCAATTTTTTATAGTTGATACGTATCTTTTTTTCTTCTGCGTTTTTTGATATAATAAACCATTTTTGCAGACCGATTTTGTATGCAAGTTTTCCAATATGTTCGTTTTTAACAAGACATATTTTTTTTTCTGTCATAAATCCCTCGTCTGCATCAGGAAATCTCTTATATAAATATAACTTTGTGATTGCTTCTAAAATACCATCTCCTAAAAATTCTAGACGCTCGTTGGATGAATGTTTTAATTCTATACAATCATAAGGCTTTTGTAACTGTTTTACATCTGTTTGAATAATATAAGAACGATGAACAAAGGACCTTTTAAAAAGGTCAATATTATTTATCTTATAATAAACTTGATGGCTTTCCAATAAGCCATTTATATCTGTTTCAGTAATTTCAACATTTTTATTATTGTAAGGATTAATTCTGTCTTCCATACTATATAATTATCAAATCTTATATTTATATTCTTATTGTTATCGTGAAATAACTTTATAATGCTTATTATTTTACCTTATATTTATAATGGCTAGAGTACAAATAAGAGATATTCCTAATTTGCAGGACAGTATAAATTCAATTACAAAGGTCGTTCAAGATATTAAGGTCGGACCCTTTGAGCTTGCTTACGGTTCAATCAAATCAACACTTGTTGTTGGTTATAACTCCTTGAATCAATTGAATGGTTACACATTAGATGTAAATGGAAGTACAAGAATTAATGGAGATATCCTGTTTAATACAAATGTATCAATTAAGGGCTTTTTAGATGTTGTAAAAGATGTAAGAATTGATAGAGATTTATATGTTACAGGTAATATAGCATCCTATTCTGATAAAAATCTCAAATACAATATAACAAAACTTGAATCATGTTTAGAGAATATAGAGAGTATAAATGGTTATCGTTATAACCGAACAGATTTGTCCGGACAATCGCAACTTGGCTTAATTGCACAAGAAGTAGAGATTAAATATCCAGAAATCGTTTTTGAAAATAACGATATTAAAAGTATAAATTATTCATCTTTTATAGCCGTTTTGCTTGAATGTATAAAAGAATTAAACGCCAAAATAGAAGTTTTAGAAAATAAAATATTAATATAATTTATATGCCTTATATTAAAAGTATTGCGTCAATTACAGGAAAGGCTGACAATGGAGGTGGTGGAAGTAAAAAGGCCGGACTTGTCTATGGTTCGGACTGGAGACGTATCCCTAGAAGCGTTTTAATGACTGGAACCACAAATACTATTTTGGATTGTATGTTGCAAAACTGCAGAAAGATTAGCGCGGGTAAGGATTCCGCAGGTAATCAGTTGTATGAAATTATTTATATGCCATTTACCAAAACTTATATTAATAAGCGTGGTAGAAATAATACTGTTTAAATAAAAATTTAAATAGACACTGTTATAGTATCATAATGAATATACAAATTGATTATAGAGAAAAGGATTTATTGAAAGAATGTCAAGAACTTTTAACAGAATATCCCGATAAAACTTTAGAATCATTGAATCTTTTAATTGGTGATATTAGAATAGAAGATATTCTAATTGAACGTAAGACGCTTCAGGATTTAGAAGCAAGTATAAAAGATGGACGATATACAGAACAATCATTTCGTTTAACAAATGCATTGAATGAAGGTTATAAAATTTATTATTTTCTAGAAGGAAATTTAGAAAATTATAAAGGAAGTTTACCTAAAAAAACACTTATTAGCACTATTTACAGTTTAACATCAAAACAATTCTTTGTCATACAAACAGCAAATATAAGAGAGACTGCATTATTCCTGATGCAATTTTCTGAAAAAATAAACAGACCGACCGTGTCAAAAACATATGAAGAGTCTAGCGTAACAAAACAGAAAAATAAAAATATAACCCGAGACAATATTAGCCTGTATATGCTTTGTCAAATCCCAAGTATTAGCATAAATACGGCAACCATTATTATTGAAAAATACGGACATATAAATAATTTAATTGTGGCTATAAAATCAAACCCGAATGAGATTCACGAATTCTCTTATATGAAAGATAACAAACCAAAGAAATTAAATAAAAATGTGTGCAAAAATATAACGGAATATCTATTGTAAAAATCTATTGTATAAGAGTCATTACACCTGGGTTACCTTGCGTTTGATTCTCTTTGTCATAGGCCACGTATTGATTTTGATTATAGGGTGGATGACTTACACTTGCGTCACCGTTACAGTTTGAAGGCGATTGATGCATTACTCCTCCTTCAGGTTCTTCTAAAAAATTTTGTCTTATTTCATACATTTCTGTACCTTGCGTTGTATATACTTTTTCTAAATGCAAAATTGGACATTTTAAATTACTTGCTCTCTGCCATTCAATATACTCCTTGTATTCTTCAAGGTCCTTCATTTGTATTGGATTTACTCCAGGGACTTTTGCTTTTGTAGGATCATAAATTAAAATGTGTTTTCCGTCTTTAATTAATGTAGTAGGACAATTTCCGCTTACAAAACCCTCTTTTTGGTTTAATAAAAAAACAATCCCCCAAATATACATTACAATGATGAGAATTAACATAATTTTATTCATTTTTATTATAGTGATATAATATAATGCCCGAAGTACATAAAATAGACCCCCGAAAGTATCCTTCGTGTGAAAAAAAAACGCGACATTTGACAGGTATTGTTTTAATGTTTCATCCGCAATGCGGTCATTGCGTTCAAATGCGACCTCAGTGGGAAATGATGAAGAAACGAGTTCCTTCCAATGTTAAAATTATTGAGATTGATGGGTCTGAAATGTCTGGAAGTCCGACTCTATCGCGTAGCCCTGTAGGACAAGAAACGGAGGGTTTCCCCACAATTATGCGTTTAAATAACGGAAAGGTAGTAGAAAAATTTTCAGGTGAAAGAACCGAAGAAAATCTTGTAAACTTTGTAAAAAAATCAGGTAAGAGCGAAAACAAAAGGCGCGCAACTAACAGAATGAGAAGGACCCGAAGAGTCCGAAGAACAAATAAGAATAAGAAATAATAAAATTGATATGAAAATAATACTCTTTACTTTTATAAAAAATGACTGAGTGCAAACTTTTAGATTTTAATGTCTCGGACAAAGAGGAATTTGTTATCCAAATGTTTGGTATAGATGAATCTCGCAAAACCTATTCTATTAGTATATATGATTATACACCATTCATATATATTCGTGTCGGTAATGATTGGACTTCTACAAAGTGCGATGAATTTATGGACCATTTAAAAATTCACGAGAATAATGCAATTAAATATGGTTTTAAAACAATTGTTAGTTATGAGATGGTTTCTAAAAAATCTCTTTATGGTTTTGACGGTGGTAAATTTCACAAGTTTATTTATATTAGAAGTAAAAATATGAAATTTATTTACGCAATTAAACAGTTATATTATATAAAAGAAACCCAGAAGGTCAAACCTTATCCGTTTAACGGAGTAAACACCTCCATCTATGAATGTATGGTTCCGCCTTTACTTCGTTTCTTTCATATTCAAGAAATAAGTCCTTCGGGATGGGTTCAATTTACAAAATTTGACAAGGTAAAAGTAAAAAAGACGCGTTGTGATTATGAATTATGCTGTAAATATAAAAATATTATTCCTTTGGATAAAGATACTCTTGTACCGTATAAAATATGCAGTTTTGATATTGAAGCAAGTAGTAGTCACGGCGACTTTCCCGAATCCATTAAAGATTATAAAAAGGTCGCTTATGACATTGTCTATCGTCTTGAAAAGGCTTCAAAGGATGACTATGCAATGCTCCTCAAAGAATTTCTATTAAATGTATTTAATCTAAAAAAAAGTTTGGATATTGATATTTGTTTTCCAAAAGAACCGGTTACAGAGTCTATGGTATTAGAGACTGTAAAAAATATGTTGAAAATGAAAATAGAAAAGAAGACAGAACTAGAGGATAAAATACAAAAGTATTTTAAAAGTGAACCTGAAGGCGAAGGAGAAGAGAACGAAGAACCTGTATCAGAAGAATATTATACAGAAAAGAAGATTGTTTATAACTCTCTTAAATCTCAATCTGACCTGGTTGATATGTTATCCTCTAGCGAGATTGATACTCCTGTAAAAATTGTCTACTTGATGGATTTGCTAGATTCTTCATTTCCTCCACTGGAAGGCGACCAAGTGACTTTTATTGGTTCAACCTTTGTAAATTACGGAGAAGAGACGCCTTATTTACAACATTGCGTATGTGTTAACAAGTCAGATACAATTGTGCCTAATCATACATTGGAATGTTATTTAAGCGAAAAAGAGGCAATCCTTGCTTGGTCTGAATTAATTCGTAAAGAAGACCCTGATATTATTATTGGATACAACATTTTCGGGTTTGATTATAAATTTATGTTTGAAAGAGCAAGTGAGTTAGATTGTGTAGAAAAATTTATGGACTTGGGAAGAAACTTGGACTATTGCATTGAACCTGAAGAATCAAAGATTGTTTTGGCTTCTGGACCATACGATTTAACACGACTTCATATGTGCGGGAGATTACAGATTGATATGTATACGTATATGAGGAAAGAATTCAATCTATCTTCGTATAAATTAGATTACGTTGCAGGTTATTTGTTAAGCGATTCAGTAAAAGGGTTTGAAAATAATCAAGATACCTGTAAAATTATTACAAAAAATACAAAAGGTCTTGAACGGGGGTCCTATGTTCATTTTGAGATTGTAAATAATTCTTGCGACTTATATGAAGATGGTAAGAAATTCAGCGTGATTGAGATTTTAAAGGACGGATTTATGGTAGAAGGGACTCTAGAGACAAATGAAAAAATAAAATGGGGGATGGCAAAGGATGATGTGTCTCCGCAACAAATCTTTGAGATGACAAAAAAGGGACCGGCTGAAAAGGGAATTATTGCAAAATACTGTATTCAGGATTGTAACTTAGTACATCACATTTTCCAAAAGGTAGATGTGTTGACAACCTTTATTGAGATGAGTAAATTGTGTAGCGTACCCATAGACTTTCTCGTGATGCGCGGTCAAGGAATCAAAGGGACGAGTTATGTTGCAAAAAAATGCCGAGAGAATGATGTACTTATGCCCCTTATTTCCAAAGGTAATATGGGAGACGCCTATGAGGGTGCTATTGTTCTTGAACCCAAGTGTAATCTTTATTTAGAAGACCCTGTGGCGTGTGTAGATTATGGTTCGCTTTATCCGTCTTCTATCATTAGTGAGAATTTATCACACGATAGTAAGGTATGGACAAAAGAATACGATTTATCAGGTGATATTAAAAAAGATTACAACGGGAAAGATATGATTACTGGCTCTAGAAATGTAAGAGGCGAATTTATATACGATAATTTAGAGGGTTATAAGTATGTAGATGTAAAATATGACACATTTGCCTATAGAAAAACAGGAAGCAGTGCTGCGGTAAAGGTTCTAACAGGTTATAAAATCTGTCGGTTCGCTCAATATCCTGATAATAAAA